ATTAATTAAAGCCTCTTCATCTGCTATTGAGACTCTTAATCGTCTTCATACTGCTAAAGAAAGAAACGAGACGCAAGTTGCTGTTAAGCAAATGGATGTCGAGAGTAAAGAAAGACTTAATATAGCTGATAATCAAACTAAAATGCTTTTATCGAGAGATGATATAATGAAAGCATTAATAGATAAAGATGAAGAAGTTATAGATGTTTAAAAGTCAAGATCTTTACATTCTTCTTCATCATTACAAAGTTCTTTTTTAACTATAGATACATCAGCAGCAGCTAAATCTTCTTCAGATAAGTCATCTATACTTATATCACCACCATCATCACCACCACCATCTACAAACGTTTGACTCGTTCTTCCAGCTGGACCACCAAACAGTCCATTTAAGGTATATAAATCATAAACTCCATCTCCTATTTGCATCTGCAGCTCGTAAGTTTGATCGTTTTCTATAGGGAATCCAAGAATATTAGTTAAAGCATTTTGACACTTTTCTTTAATTATTCTATTCTTTACAGCATATTCAGTCCTATCTAAAGAAATTAAAAGTCTATTAACTCCGTTTAATATACTAAAAGCTTGACTTCCTTCCAAGTAAAATATATTAACAAACTTTCTAAACTCAAATAATTTATAAGCTGCAGGTCCTAAGGCTTGTCTTATAGAATCGAATATATTATTAGATATATCTTTCAGTATATTAAAAAACGGTACATCTTTTAAGTTAAAATTACCACATGCAAAATTAGTAAATCCTCTAGAGTATTCATTATTAACTCTTAGCTGTGGTAGTTTATCAATAAATGGAAGAGTATTATCATTATACACACTCTGTTCAAAATTATAATTAAAAATATTTTGTGCTACTCTTGAACCTTCATTCATACAATCTTGTGTATAAGGAGCTAGTTTATTATATAAATCAATTGATGCATTAACAGGTTCTAAGCCATATACAGCAGTAGATATATTACTCCTAACAGCATTACCTATGGTACCTATGCCATCATTTACTGAAGCTAATAGATTTAAATCCTGCCCAGATGCTAGTCTAGCTATATCTTCAGCTGCACATGCAAATGGTCCATTTAAAAGCTGTCTCAAATAGTATAGAATAGTGCATTCATCCAGTCTTAATAAACCTTCAGCTGAAGCTAACATACTCATAAATTTTTCTAATTGATCTAAACCTAATTCAAATACCTGTAAGAAATTTTCCATAAAATCTAATTCAGATTCAGAAAAATTATGCATAAAATCGCCTTGAAGCTTTCCATCGCAATCTCGAACTATAAGATTCTCAAACTGTTCTTTATTAACAAAAAGAGATCTTAATACTTGAGCTTTGATGTTAAAGAATCCATTAACATCATCTACTAATTCGTTTACTAATTGATCTACACAAGCTGACATTTTAATAAGTTGGGGTTAAAAGAGTATCTTTCATTGTTTGATCTCTCCTAATAAAGGGAGATATTTGATTATTATTAGCCTCTGCTTCATTTACATCTGGACCTACATAAGGTTTAACGCATGTTATAAAATTTTGATATCTGCTTCTTATAAACTTATGATGTATACTAGTTAAAAACCATTTTCCCAGAAGTTTACCGTCTATTTGATTTTCATCTTCAGAAAATTTTACCACGTCTACAAAAGTACCTGGTCTTCTTTCAGTATCACCTATTAAATTAAAATTAAGTTGTAGGTTGTAAAATGTTAAATTAGAAACCATCTGTGCTTTTACTATGCTTATACAATCATCAGGATTAAACTGCGGAATAGCATATGATTTAACTTGTCTATTAGGATCTTGATTAAAATTTAAAAAAGGTCTCGCATTGCCTCCAACTAACTTAAAGGATTTAACAAAGTCATCTTCCCATAAAGCTTTTGTTTCTTCTATTGTTATTTTTGTTATTACATTTCCTCCTTGAAAGTGATCATAATTAGTTACTAAATAGTTGGTAAAGTATGAATTAGTATAAAATGTATATGGGGTTGTAAGCTCAGTATTTTTTAATTGACCGGAATATGTGTTAAATTTAACACCATCTTTACTAAATGGATTATTTTTATTAGTAGAAGCTCTTTGCTCAACCTCAGGTGTATGCTCTAAATCTCCTAAAGCAAATGCTTCAGTAGTTAGCTTTTCATTTTCTTTGAAGTAACGATTTAACGGAATTAAAGAATACTTTTTAGTAGATCTATTGAACTGTAATATTGTTTGAACTGGTAATCCGTTAGAGGTTTCTGTATAATTAAATCTTAAAAGGTATTTAAGTATATCAGAATATTTCCAATAAACACCACATCTAAATTTTTCCATCAAGGAAACTAAAGAGGTGCCCATAGTTTTATTAAGTTTATGATTACCAGAATCCCAATTAGATTCATCTATTATACCCTCACCCAAAATCCTTATTAAAATCTCATCTTTAATAATATCACCTATCAATTTAGCTTCATTTTTATTAGGAAAAGATACATCATAAGGAACTGATTGATTAAGCCTATAGTAGTTATAGTCAATAAGGTTAAAAGTTTTAAAGTTATTAGACCTGTCAGTTTTTGATACACTATTACTCTCTGAAGTAATAACAAAAGTATATTCTAATTTTATCTCATTTAAATTTGGACTTTCATGATCTACAAAATCATAAAATCTAATATGTAAAAAATCCTTACCTGTTCCATCTGCAACATGTTGCTCATCAAAATAGTCATAAGGGTTGTTAATAGTAATAGTTCCTGTGGTAAAGGGCTCAAATATTGACTCTTCAATATCAAGCTGCAGTATAGAGGTTTGAGTTAACATCACCCCTTTAGTATCGTCATTATATGCTAATTCAGCATCCTCTGTACGAGAAACTAAAAACTGGCACCAAAATTCACCTCCATTTACCTTAAATTTGAAGGCGTCATCACTTCTTTTATTACTTATCGACATTAAAAATGTTTGTTGTTAAATACAGTAGCTTGAGTCATTTGCTGATACAATAATCCTCTCATATCAGGAATAATATATTCAAGCTGTTGACCACCTTCTGCAAAGAAACTGTTACCGATAGTTTCTTTATTCAACAAATATATAATCCACCAGCTGTGAATATCACCGTAAATGTTATAAGAAGTAGTAGTTAGCGGTTCTCTAGCTAAAACGTTATACGTATCGAGAATACTACCTTCAACATTATCTGGCATTTCTATTTTATTGAGAAGGTTATAAAAGTAAAACTCTTTACCATTGTTTTGCTGTGAATATATTTTAAATATTCGTTCATAGCGATTTATAGGTAAGCTAGGTAAGTCACTTACTTCATCTTGATATTGTCCTGTTTTTCCTGTTAAACTCATTTATTACCTCCTTTTTTTACACTATCTAGATACCTTTGAATCTCTGCCTTTTGTTTATCATCGACTCCAACATCAGTGGTCGGTGGCAGATTTTTTAACCTTTCAACTAGGTCATACCGCTTTACACCTGTCACGGCTTCTCGAAACTCATCAGCAATTCTTTGACTCTCTCTTCTAGCTGCTTCTCGCGCTTTGTCCCTCGCTCTTGCTGCCGCTTTTTCTTTTTCTTTTTGCTCAATAGCTTCTCCTTCTTCTTTATTTCTACCAGTTGCATACCCTTCAAGTCCTCCTTTAAACTCAGTTATTTCATCAATAAAGTTTGCAGGTTCAATTGTAAGAGATTTAAAGGAGAAGTTACATGTATATGCTTCAGGCACGACAATGTCACCTAAACCGGCAACTGGAATTTTCCTTCTATTTCCGAGCATACCTACATTAAAAGAATCTAAACTTGCCCATTGTATATAACGAACTCCAGGTATTACTAAATTATAAATAGCAGGGAAATTCATACCTATAGGCCCTCTTCTAAAAGGTCTATTAATCTTAGTAAATTTAGTAATAAAATCATAATTTTTTCTAAACCCCTCACTAGGATCAGCTAAAGTATTAGAAAGTGTGAAACCTATTTGTACTCCGTTATCAGTATCACTATATTGATAAAATTTTGGGGTTTCAATATATGTACCTGGTGCACCTACAGTTTGTTTACCTGGGGTTTGAAAATCGGTACCAAACATAGCATTGATACCTTTAAAAGCTGTTTTCGTAGTGTCTTTCACGAGAGTTTGAAGCCCTTGCCCTCCTACATCACCAATACCTTTTCCTATAGCAACAGCACCACCTGCTAAACTTTCCATTCCACCTACAAATCCCTCAATTTCAGGAGCTCCTAGCATTTGAGCTCCTCTTTGACTTATAGGTGAGAAAGTATTTTCAAATTCTGTACTAAACGATCTCATTTCATCAGAAAAGAATGGAAAGTTAAATCTGGCTAATGGTGTATCTGCTACATTATATAAGCCTTTATAGAAATCTAACCCTGGATTATCACTATCTCCATAACTACCTTCATTATTTTGCGGAGAGAATATATTCATATAGCCATCGATAAAGGTTTTAAGCTGAGAAAATTTTAATTCGTAAGCAGTAATATAAGCAGACGGCGCTTCATCGCGTAGCCTTGCATTTCTAGGAACTGACGTCCAATCATATTCTTTTACAATATCAAACGACCCTGGATTGTTACCGGTCCTTATACCTTCATATGGGTCTGGAGATGCCATAATAATATTTAAGCGCTAAACTACGCGAAGCTGTATGTTGAATTGTTAAATTTAGTCCTTCCCTCTACAAAGGAAGGCCCACTCATATCACCTTGCATAGGAAAATTATCATTCGGTTGCTGTACTGGAGGAGCAGATGGGACCGGCGTACCTTGTTTACCTACCATCTTTGCAGTTAATTGTACAAGCTGTGCTAGGTATTCATTTGACTTTTTAATCTCTGAAGTGACAGCTTTATCAAAAACATTTTTAGCAACATCTGTACTCACATCTTTCTTGCCTGCTAATGTAGTCAAAACTTCTTTTGAGAAACTGACTTCTGTTTTTCTAGGTTCTTCCTTCTCTTTAGTTTTAAAACCAAACATTTTAGCACCTACCCGTCCTAAAAATGTGTTTGATAGGGCTGACATCATCGGGCTAATAACTGTTTCCGTATCGGAGCGATTATCTTTTACCACTATCTTAATAGCTTCAACTAACTCCTCCGCATTTATACCTGTACCATTTCTAATAAGATTGGCTATGGCCCCGCCCTCTTTCATTCCTACGACATCATCTTTACTATTAAAAGGAATTACTTTATCACCTCTTACCAGGAAATCATCAAATGGATTTAAAAAGCTTAAAGCTTTTTTCCCTAAATCTTTAGCTCCATCAAATATTTTACCGGGAAGCTCTTTAGCTCCTTCAACCATATCTGTAACCTTACCACTAACCCACTCTCCTGCAGCTCCTAACATATCACCTATACCTCCAAAGATCAAACTACCTATAGACTTAAAGAATGCACCAGGACCACTAAAATCAATACCTAGGTCAGTCAAAAACGATGAAACCCCTCCTTCATCTTTACTATCATTCATAGAAGATAAGAATTTTAAAAACGTACCTACAAATGGTATCGAGTTGATGAAATGTTTGCCAGCTTCTTTAAAGTCACCTTTAAAGAGTGCTACAAAACCTTTAGTCATAGAAACAATACGTCCAACAAATGGAAGCTTTTCAACAAAATCTATTATGGTTTTAAATATAGGTTTAGCACCTTCAAATAAATTACCTACAATCTCCCCACCGGTGTCACCAAGACTGCCATCCTTATTAAAGTAATTAAGCAAATTACCTACAATTGGTATTGAGTACATAAAATACTTACCAGCTTCACCCCATTCACCTCTAAAGATTGCTCCAATACCTTTTGCTAAATTAATTATATTTCCAATACCAGGAGACATTAAGAAATATTCTCTTATTTTGTCCCACATACTAAACCCTTCACCTGTGGGATCGTCTTCTCGTGCTTGTGTTGATTCTTTATCAAGATCATATAATAATAACGCACCATCAATTATCATAGATGCTATATTAGTGACACCAAATGGAAGTAAGTTTAAAATACCAGATACAAATTCCATTATAGCAGGTATATATTCACCCTTTTTCCATCTCGCTATACCGAAACCAAAGCTGAAAAGAGACCCTATAACAGGTATAAATCTACCAAATTTAATTAGCTTACCTCCAATCTTAGCAGCAATGCCTCCGAGCATTGTCATAAGCTTGCCTCCTTTAATAGCCTTTAATGATTTACTAACAAAACCTCCTAAAGGCTTTAGAGCCTTGGGTAAGACTTTAGATACAAACTCTCCTACAGGGCCTAAAAATTCAGAAATCCAAGTAGCGAAAGCTATAATACCTGCAGACAGCGGGAGCATACCTGGGAACTTTAACTTAGGAGGCTTTTCTTCGCTGCCGTCTTTAACTAGGTTGACAGCTTTATCTGCAGGAGTATCTTTTTTGGTTTGTGTCTCACCAAATGTATCTTTTTTCTCTTTCTTCTGTAGATTAATTAACGTTTCTGCAAATATAGTAGATTCAACTTGCATTCTTCTTTTTTCATTAGAAGAAAGCTGAGGATTAACTTTTTTAATTACATTTTTAGATATAGACTCTTTAGCAGTTTCACCGGAAAATGCTGCGCCTAATTTATTTAAGAAACTATCTGACACATATATATTTATGCATCAACCGTGGCATCAAACAAAGTAGCATCTATAACTATAGTAGATTCGTCGTTAGTTAAGATTTTCTTATCATATTGAGTTACTTGTGATAAAAACCCTGTTATCTTATCATATAACTCTAATGGTAACTGTTCGATAATTTTAAATCTATCAGCTACCTTTAAATTATTAAACTCGACTTCTTCTTCGCCTACTGAAACTGATTCAATTACTTTAATAATTTCAAAAATATAAATCAATCCCATAGCATCTGATAGACTATCACTTTTTAAATTTTCAATCTCTGAAATAGATCTTTTAAGAATGACATTTTCATCTTTTAAAGTAGGAAGCTTTAATTTTACTTTAATAGAATCAATACTAACCTCTTTTTTAAGCTCAAACTTAGGTACATCCTTCGCTTTACTAATAAAATCTTCTATAGAGACGAAGTTATCTTTCGTATCTTTTACTTTACTACCTAATGATTGCTGTCTTAATGCTAGTAAAACGGGCACTCTGTCGAACGTATAAAAATTATCACCATCTACATTATCGATAATTACATCATTAACTGCTTTAGTAAATTGTAGTGCGCCAACTACTCCATTTACAGCTGTTGATATAATATCCTTTTGTTGCTTAAGATTTATTTGCGTTGCGTTAACTTCTTTATTTACAGATGGGATAAAAATTTTAAAATTTTTCTTTAACTCTGTTAATTTAGAGATAAAATCTTTAGTGTTAGACATATTATTATTTAACTCTTATTTTATTTTTGCAACTTTTTCTTTTTCATCTTCACTCTCTCTTTTATATAGCTCTATATAATCTAATATATCTATAAAAGTACTGTTAGCTAAAAACGTAACATCTCTCATTCTTTTACTTAAAACAAATAGATATTCTCTATACGTATAAGGATCTATACATCTGTATAAGGTATCAAGAAACAAAAAAGGAGAAGAGTTTAAGAAGTTTATCTCAACATTAGTATTTTCGAAAGCTGAAACTACTAATGCCTTCTTTTTTCTATTATAAAAATCAGTTATAGTTTGTAATACCTGTGCAGGAAGTGAGCTTGTAATTAAAGTAAACTCTTCTGAAGTTACGGAATTTAGATCAACTATATCATTATCTATTTCAATAGTTTGTATAACTTTAAAAATATTATCAGAAGATATTACAAATTCAGTAGGATAATCTAGAACTAATTTAAAGTTATCTATTTCAACTTCTTCTCTAATATCTAATATTTCATTGAACGCGTCAAGAATGTATTCTAAATCAACATCTTTATCTCTACCATTTATGTTTAAATTAACAGTTTGCTTAATACACCTCTTCCTCAACTTTACTAAAGCTATAAACTTCTCAAATACGTTTAAATTTTTAGTTTTTATAAAAGAGTTTAAAAATTCAGCCTTATCTTTATGAGGTTTATCGTAAAAGAACTCTTTTACATCTTTATATAAAAACTCCTTTACAGTAACGCTCTTACCGTTAGGAAGCTGAAACACGTGATCCATGTTTATAATTATGAGTTAACCTCTATTATTCTACGCCGTAATATTAGCGAGATCAATCGGTCCAAACAAAGAAGCATCTATATCCCCTCGCCCGGCCGGAAGATCTTCTTTAAGAGGCTTATACTCTTTAAATGCAAACGTAACTGATTTCTCTTGAAACGCCTCATCATTATAAGATAAAGCGTATCCTTCTACGTTAGTTGGAAAAACATCTATAAATTTATAACCCTTTCTCAACTTCATCTTATTATTATACTGTCTTAAAGTTACATTACACAATAGTCTTCTATTGATTAGACCATCTATACCTAAAGCTATCATCCAAGGTCTAAAGAAATTATGTTCAATGTCATCTTCTGTATCTAAAAAGTTAATTGCTAAGTTTTTAGATAGAAAATCCATTCTCTTAGTAAGAGCATAACCAGGTAGAAATCCACCTAGATTTTCTGCACCAGCGAGATCAAATTGTGAATTTTCATTAGGTACGGTAACACTCCTTGCAACTAGAATATTGCCGTTTTTTTCAAATCTTTTAGGTTCAGTAATAGCACGCCAATCATCTTGACTACTATATGCTTTACCTATAGCATCATTAACGTTAGCTATTAAAGATGAATCATAATCAAACGTTATTTTCCATAGGAATGGATGAGCAAGAAAGAACTTCTCACTATTGCTATACCCATCAAGAAAGTCGTAAGTTTCTGATTCAATTCGCGCCATTAATAATATTTAATCGCGAATGTAGGTTAGGAGCCAAAGTTTCTATAGAAGTGGTATGCAAACGTTACATCAAAGCTCAAAATGTCACCAGTACCATCGGCAATCGAATATTCAACATCACCAATGTTTCTAATAGAAGCTCCAACTAGCTCTATATTTTTAACATCGTTAAGTTGTTTATCTATCTGTACTAGATTAATAACAGAGTCGTTACCAGGCATTCCATATTGACCAAGAGAAGTTTCATTGTTAAAGACTGCTCTAGAAGCATCTTCAAATTTAGTTCTTAACTGACAATCTTCATCATGATAAAAACTAATAGTATAGCCTCCAGCTGTAGGATAAGTAGATCTACCAGGTACTTGAAACTCTTGTCCAAAATAGTTTACCGTTTTACTGTCGATGTTTCGTCCTGGTAGAGTTGCAGTCTTAGCATAAACTAAGTCGTCATTACCTATTAACTCGATTCCTCCAGCTAGCGATATGTTTCTAACTCGAAATAGAAAATCTCTTGAAAATTGATTTTCAGCTGCTCTAGTAAAGAAGTTTTGAATTGTAGTTGCCATAATATTATTTAATTGTTCTTATTGTTTAACCGCTAATTAACTCTTGGAAATTAGCATCTGTTCTAGTAGCGTAGAAGTTAACTAAGATAAACTCTGCTGTTCTCGTTGGCTTAAGGTAAATATCTACCACAAGCTCATTAGCATCGATAACT